CCTGTATAACCATAGAATTTACTATCATCTGTTTTTTTCTTTTTAGTTATGTAAGCCATTAATAATCCTTCTCATCCGCCATTGTAAACAGATTAGCATCTAATTGGCTTTTGAATTTCTTAGGTTCATGATATCCAAATTTACCATCTCCAGTATTAGCTAGCACATCCTCTTTGCCAGGAGATATTAATAAATCTCCAGGTGCTTGATTCGGTTGCTTGCCTTCAGGACTTGTACTTAGATCACCTTGCTTAACTTTAGCTCTTGGGTCAAATTTCATTTCCATGTTGTTCCTATGTTTTTATCTTTTTAATTTCTAAAACGTTTTGTGTTGGGATAGTGGTATACCCACCGCCTGTCTTTACTTTGCCATTATCTTCAAATATAAAATCTGCCATGACAACAGTCTTCTTATCGTTTTGAACTACTATCCATCCAAAGCTACAACATACTGCTGTACTTGAATTTTTAATATCTGGTATCTCAGCCCAGCCAGCGTCTCCAACGATATCTTCCCAATACACCATTGCTAGTTGATAAGGAAAATTCTTTTTATCTATAATAGGCAGCTTCTTTTTTTTCATGTATCCCCTTTGTTAATATCCAAATATTTTATCTGAGGGGATAAAGTTAGTCGTTCTATTATTATTGTTATATAATTTATTAGCGTAACTCGTATGCATCGGTCTACTCATACATCCGTATCTTAGTGCATCATATGCGTGATCTTCTACGTGTGTATTAATATCTTCAGGGTTACTATCATCTAATGGTAGTGTAGGAAATGTTCTTAACAAATTTCTACAATTAGAAAATATACGAATACCTGGTTCTTTAGTTTTTTCGTTTACTATCTTTAATCTTTTGTGAATCTCTAGCTTTCCACTGATTCTACTTCTTCCTGTTCTGTCAGAAGGTCTCCAACGGCATCCAGCTTGAATCATTGTCTCTGCTATGCTTGGACCCACATCTCCTCTCTTTGCCCATGTACTAGCATCTAAGACCCCGTAACGTATATATTCTCCGCTCTCTAGGTCTAAGACTTTCTTTGCGAAAATATCTGCAGTAATCTTTTGGGTATACAACTCTCGATAAACCCATAGATTATTATCATAATCAATAGCAAACCATAAACAACAGGCAGGAGAACTATAGCCCCAATCCGCAGCACGAAATCGCTGCCAGCCTTTAGGTATTTCAAATGGTTCAACAACATGTATCTCTCTATCAAATTCAGAGAATGCTGCATTAGAGAATGCATCCCAGTCTCCATTTAAAAATTGTTTTCTCTGTACTTCTGGTAATGATGATAGCATTGCGTAGTAATCATCAGTTTGCATAAGGTACGGATTGTCTTGTAACTTTGCTGGTATAAATCTTCTTGTTATATACTTTGTTCCTGTGGGTGTAGAAATCTCTATGTTAAAAGCTGTATTGGGATCTATAGGATCCACAAACATCTCTTTAACCCACTGTGATCCAACATTACCTGGGTTACCTGTAGCCCGCATATATACTGGTATCGTAGGATCAACTGATCTAAGTGACGATCTTAGAAAATTATAAATATCTGGCGAAGGATATTGTGGAAGTTCGTCTATTCCTATCCATGTGTAAGATTGCCCTTGGTAACGTAATACGTCTGTCATGTTCTCTGCATAACCAAACTCTATTTTTGCTCCTGATGGGAATCTCCATTCTTTTTCTTGTTCTCTCCATTTTGCTCCTGGGTATGCTCTTGAGTATAATCGTTGAGAATGATTAATCAAATCTCTTAACTCTGGCATAGTTCTACGAAGTAACAGACATCTGTGATTTTCTTTATGACAGTATCTCAGAGGATCAATAAGCATGGCATATGATTTACCACCACCTCTAGCACCACCGTAAAAAACTTCCCTTTCTGATGCAGCTAAAAAATCTCTTTGTGGACCTTTGTTAGGTTTAAAGATTATGTTTTGATTAGCTAAATGCTCCTGTATATTTTCTGGAACATCGTCTATTACATCTTGGGTTATGAGTTGTTGTTCTTTACCATCTAATACTTTGTCAATGGTTAACAACTTCTCTTTGACATTTTTTGCATGTGTCTTAGCTGAACGTAGAGTTTGTTCTGCTTGTGCAACTTTCTTTCTTGTTCTGGCTAACGCTTGTTTAGCCGACTGCTTGGCTTTTGTTTTTACTTTCTTCTTCGGCTTTGGAAGCTGTATCTCTGGTAACTCGTTTTCTAAGTCCGACATATGAAATGTATCTTTTTGTTTTCGCTGATAACCAGATAGCCACTTCTCGGTATGAGCATGTTTTTAAAAAATTCTTAGCTTCTTCTAATGCTTCTAGTTCAGATTCTATTGGTTCAATGTAATCTGTATCTTCTGCTAACTTATATCCAAATGGGATAGTTCTTGCTTTTCTTTTAATCACTTTGTATAAAGTTATTAGTAAGTTGGTTTAGGCTTTGGTTTGTATCCTTTCATGACTACTCCTGTATTGGTGTTACTATTGATTCTTCTGGTTCTTCTTTAGCTGGTAGTATAAACATACCATGCTTAAGATTCATGTTGATATCTAGTTGGTCTTTCTTTACAATACCAACTCTATCTAATACTTGTTTTGCTGCTTCCATTCTGATACTAGCGTGTGGAGTCGTTCCATCCTCGTCTAACATGTTTACCATCTTGGTGACAGCCTTCGCAGAATTTATGGCTAGATAATGTTCTGCTCGTTTAACAATCTCGTCTTTAAGGTTACGGACAACTTTAGGATATGAATGTTCTGAGTAACCTGCCAGCTCTCCCGCTATTCTTGGGTTGCCTTGAGCCTCCCCGAATAATGCGTCTAGAAACTTTTCCTGTGTGTCGGTTAAGCTTTTCTTTTGAGTCTTTAGAATAGTAGAATCCATTGTTTGCATTTACCAACTCCATGATCTCTTTAAAGGATAGATCTAGGGCGTTAGTGGTTATCAAGTTATTTTTTCTTTTTTAATTTACTGAAGAACTCAGATATTTTACTTTTTTTATTAGGTTCATCTTTAGCAGATTGATCAAATCTTTTTTTAAATTTACCCATCTTACTACCAGCTTCTAATTCTGATTTTGTTTGAGTTGTATAAGATTTACCTTTGTACGAAAATATTTTTTTACCTGATGCTTTAGCAGATTTAAAAGCAGAACCAAATGGCTGGTCTTTTCCTGGTTTAGCTTTAGCATCATCTCTGCTTTTTGCAGATTTAAACATGCTTTCTGCAGCATACATTTTAGATGTAGCTCCAGCATTTGCTTTGCCTTGTTTCACAGAAGCTTTAATAGCTTTAGCTTTTTCTTTTCGTGGACTTGAAAATAATTTTTTTAAGAACTTGGGAGTCCTTTTCTCTTTCTCAGCTGCTGTCATTTTAGCCATAATATTATATCCTTTTAATTGTTAAACTTATGGGGAATCCTAGGTGTTCCCAATTAGTCGGTACAGTTTAGTGATGACCTCTTGTGAGTCTTTAGCTCGATATTAACTGTGTGTCCTTTTAAAGTGTACCTGATTCTAGTATACACACAGATATTGCTTTTGTCAAGTATTAATTTAGATTATTTTTACATTAGAGCATTATTATTAAATATAATCATTGACAAAAGAGAGAATGGGGTGTATAATAGTATTAACAATACTCAGGGGGGGTTTTATATAGATAGTATACCTAAATATACCTACCCCCTAGGGAACACCCTAGCATATAGCCAGGAGATTTACAGAATATTCATAGCAAGTATGTAGTCACAAGGTGGTTTACAAGGGAATCCTTGATTTTACCATGACCGTATGTATCTACCAGGGGGAACCCCCCTAGCACCCTGCACGCCCCCTAGTTAAATCAAAGTTTATCGCAGGAATAAAAAGTTTTCCCCACGAATATAGTCTGGTGGTACCTAGGGTTAAGCTGTGGTTGTCATTTGTTTTACGTGGGGGTGGTGTGAATTTTTGTAGCTATAACACCCTAGTGTGAACCATAGTATGAATTTAATTAGTGCCTAGCTTAATCATAGTAGTATGATAATCATACCGAGATTGGAGCTCTATTTGATTTATAGTACAGTTACAAAAAAAGCCCTAAGTATTTCTACGAAGGGCTTAATTGTTTTTAGTTTAACTAAGATACTTTAGATACTCTTACTAAAGATTGTTTTTGATGGTCTATAACTTTGAACTCAACAAACTCAATATTAACAATGTTAGCATTTTTCATACTACCGTTTTTATCAAAGTCTTTTTGATCTCTCTCAAATTGCTCAACCAATCTTAAACTGAACTGTGCTATTTTTCTTAACTCGGATATTTCGCTAGTTCCGTATTCGTTAACTAAGTAATCAGCTTTTTTATTTCTAACTTGCATCTCAGCATTTAAAAAGTTTTTCATTGTTTTTAAATTGCTTAATACATTTTGATCTAACTTAGTATCAGCACCAACTTTTACAACAGGGCTGATTTTATTCCATAACAGTTCAAGCCCTC